GTCATGTACTTCTACAACCCCGCCCTCGTGACGAGCGACTGGCATGAGAGCCAGATCTTCGTCGCAGAAGTCGGCGGCCACCGCTTCTTCGCGGAGAGGATCCGCTGATGGAGACGAAAGAGGCAACGATGGCCCACATCATCGGCGAAAACATCAGAAACTTGCGCAAAGCCAGACGTATGACGCAACACCAGCTCGCGGCAGTTAAGGATATAGGTATATCACAGCCGTCTCTCGCTGCATACGAGACAGGGGCAAGGGAGCCGAGCGCAAGAGTGATTAACAGCCTCGCAGACTACTTCGGAGTAACTACGGACGCAATATTCGGACGAGAAGCCGCCGAGGCCAGATGCCACTCACTCGAGATAGAGGCTGAGCTCGCGGCAAAAATCGAACAGATCGCAATACTCACCGCAGAGTGCAATCTGATATTAAACGCACGAAAGGAGCATCACCATGAGCGATAAAACCACCGCGGCCATCGCCGCAGAACAGCAGGCAGAGGCCCCCGAGGCCCCGGCCGAGGCGCTGCCGGCCGTCACCCTCGACGAGCTGGAGCAGGTCGACCTCGGCACCGTGGAGCAGGGCGAGCGCGCCCCCTTCCGCATCACCGACGACCGCTGCGCAGACTGGGCCATCCGCAAGATCGCCGAGGAGCGCAGCGAGTACAACCGCCTGAAGGAACTGGCCGACCAGCAGAAGGCGGCCATCGAGGAGAAGGTTGAAGCCGCCCGCCGGCGCATGGAGAACGGCACCGCCTTCCTGACCTCCTGCCTCGCCGACTTCTTCAACACCGTGCCCCACAAGACCACCAAGACGACCGAGAAATACCGGCTTCTCTCCGGCACCCTGACCCTCAAGAAGGGCACCGTCAAGGCCACGGTCGACGACTCCAAGCTGGTGCCGTGGCTGCGCGAAAACGGCTACGGCGACCTCGTCAAGGTCGAGGAGTCGGCCAAGTGGGGCGAGCTGAAGAAACTGCTCGCCTACACCGGCGAGATCGCCACCATCCAGAGCACCGGCGAGATCGTGGAGGGCGTCACGGCCTACGAAACCCCGGCCACCTTCACGGTCGACATCTAAAGGAGGTGCCACATGGCAACTGAGACCAAAAAGCCGGAGGCGGCCGCTGCTGCGGCTCCTCCCATCGAGGCCCGCTGTCTGACGCTCCGGCAGAAGCTCGTGGAAATGCGAAAAGCCTGCCCGGAGATCGTCAAGAAGAAGCACAGCGAAGGCGTCAAATACAAGTACGCCAAGATCTACGACGTGTGGGAGAAAATCACCCCCATCATGAACGAGCTCGGCGTCGACTTCGAGGTCATCGGCGAGAAGGCCACGCGCTACGCCGAGAACGGCGACCCGGTCTACTGGATCACCATGCAGACCAAGACCTACAACGGCGACAAGCTCATGTTCCTCTATGAGGCCGACCTGACGATCCGCTGGATCAACCTCGACAACGACGACGAGACGCTGGAGGCAGTCGTCCACGCCCTCGGCTGGAACGACGACCCGGCCAAGGCCAAGGGGGCCGCCCACACCTACGCCCTGAAATACTACCTATTCGAGAAGTTCAGCATCGACCAAGGCGAGGACGATCCCGACAACAGCGACTTCGGCGCGCAGAGTAAAGGCCCCGGGGGCGGCTCTGGCGGCTCCAGACAGGGCCAGCAGCGTCAGGGGCAGGGCTCTGGCCGTCTGTCCGAGGCGCAGCTCAGCCGCCTCTACAAGAAGGCAGAGGCCGCCGGCATGACCAAGGAGCGCACCATCGCCCGGATCCTCGAGAAGTACAAGAAGCAGGATCCGGCCACTCTGACCCGGCAGGAGTACGACGAGATCTGCAACTCCCTCGACGCTGCTGCCGCGCAGCATAACCAGCAAGGAGGTCAAGGCTGATGTATAACCACACAGGACTGCAAGGGCGGCTGACGGCCGACCCTGAGCTCAGACACACCCCGAGCGGCGTGGCGATCACCAGCTTCCGGCTCGCCAGCGACACCGGCCGTAAGACCAAGGACGGCCAGAAGATCACCAACTTCATCGACTGCGTCGCGTGGCGTGCGCAGGCCGAGTTCGTCAGCAAGTACCTCACCAAGGGCCGGCTCGTCCTCGTGGAGGGCGAGCTCACCAGCCGCAACTACGAGGACAAGGACGGCAACCACCGCAAGGCCACCGAGATCACCGTCTCCTCTGTCCACTTCTGCGACAGCAAGAAGGACGGGGCAGGCGCCGGCCATCAGGACACCGGCGGCGACTTCGCCGACTACCCGGACAGCTCCGGCGACTTCACCGAGGTGGACGACAATGGAGATTTGCCATTCTGAACGACCGCCGGGCGACCGGCGGCCGACCGAAAACGAGCCAAAGACACGCGACCGCATAAAAGGAGGTGACGACCGTGGCATGGCTTCAAGTGCACCAAACACTCAAAGACCACCGCAAGCTCTTTGACGCAGCCGACGAGCTCGAGATCACCCCGCCGCACATGATGGGGCTGCTCGTGTCCTTCTGGCTGTGGGCCCTCGACAACGCCCCCAAGGGAGACCTCGCCGGCATCACCCCGCGCATGATCGCCCGGGCGGCACAGTGGGACGGAGAGCCCGAAAAGCTGGCCGAGACGCTGATCCGGGCCGGCTGGATCGACGAAAATGAGGACGGCGCCCTCGAGATCCACGACTGGTACGAGTACGCCGGCAAGCTGATCGACCAACGGCAGGCCGAGAAAGAACGGTCGGCCCGCCGCCGTGCTGCCGCCGCTTCGTCCTCGGACGATACGCAGGACGACCAGACGCCGACCGCTGGACAACCGCCGGACGCCACGCCAACGACCGGCGGCAAGAGTAGAGTAGACCAGAGTAGAGAAAAGAAAGGGAGAGTAACACCCCCTACCCCCTCAGACGAGGGGGATGGCGCGGGGAAGAAGTCGCCCATCGAGGTCAGGTTTGACGAGTTCTGGAACGCCTACCCCAAGAAAGTCGGCAAGCAGTACGCCCTCAAGGCGTGGAGGAAGATCAAGCCGACGGCCGAGCTGCATGAGGCCATCATGCAGGCCGTCAACGCTCAGAAGCACTCCGAACAGTGGCGCCGGGATAATGGCCGCTTTATCCCCAACCCGGCCACATGGCTCAACGGCGGCTACTGGGAGAACGGCGAGGAGGTGAGCACAGGTGAAGGCTATCAGCGAGATCCTCAGCGGGATGCAGACGCCGGCCGAGACTGGGGCAAGGGCTTCAAGCCGGCAGACGACGACGGAGACCAGTGACGACGGCGACCGCTGGATCTGGAGCAACGATGAGCGCGTGGCTGACCTTCCGGGCACCCCCGAGCCTGTCTGCTGCGAGTTCTGCGGGGCCATGAGATACCACAAGGGCATCAAGTTCGGCGACCGCATCATCTGGCCGCCCTACGGAGCCGAGCGTTGCACCTGCCCGCAGGCCGTGAAAGCCTACGAGGAGGAAAAGGCCGCCAAGGCTGCCGAGGAGGAGGCCCGACGCAAGGCCGAGGCCGAGCGCAAAATGCGGGAGCGCATCAACCGCATCATCGGCGAGTCGGGCATGGGCGACCGCTTCCTGCGGCGCACCTTCGAGACCTTCCAGCTCACCGACGACAACCGGCGAGCAGCCGCAGCGGCCCGCAGGTACGCCGACAGCTTCGACACCCTGCTGCCTCGGCCCGGGGCTCCCGAGCCCGGCCGAAACGGCCTGTTTATAGCTGGCCCGCCGGGCACCGGCAAGACACACCTCGCCGCAGCCATCGCCAACCACCTGATCGCGCAGGGCCGGCCGGTCGTCTGCATGACCATGATCGACCTGCTGGAGCGCATCAAGCGCACATTCTCCAAGCGCGACACCGACGAGGGCAGCGTGCTGAAGATCTACAAGACCGTCCCGCTGCTCGTCATCGACGACATCGGCAAGGAGCCGCCGACCGAGTGGGCGATCTCCACGGTCTACAACATCATCAACGGCCGCTATGAGGCATACCTGCCGACCATAGTGACCACCAACTACGACACCGAGGCCCTGATCGAGCGCATGACACCCCGGGAGACCCGGGACGACATGACCGCCCGGGCCACCATCGACCGGCTCATGGAAATGTGCAGGGCCATCACCATCACCGGCCAGAGCTGGCGCAGCAGGTGATCGAGATCAAGCCCACGACGCTGAAGCAGGCCAACGCCTATGTCGAGGCCGCGCACCGTCACCATGGCAGAGTCGTCGGGCACAAATGGAGCCTCGCAGCCTTCAAGGACGGCCGCCTCTGCGGCGTCGCCATTGTGGGACGCCCAACCGGCCGCCGGCTGGATGACGGCAACACGCTCGAGGTGACGCGCCTCTGCACCGATGGGACGAGGAACGCCTGCTCGGCCCTATACGCCGCCTGCGCCCGTCGGGCGAAGCGCGAGGGCTACGGCAAGATCATCACCTTCACGCTCCAGAGCGAGCCCGGGACAAGCCTGAAGGCAGCGGGCTGGACGCTGGAGGCCGAGAAGGCCGGAAAGCCAAGGTGGAACAAGCAGAGATACGCAGGAAGGCCGACGCAGCTCTCACTCTTTCCTGAGAAGCAGCCGCCGGCCGAGTACAAAAAGCGATGGGCCAAAGTGCTCACGCATAAGGAGGACATAACCCCATGAAAAAGGTCTACATCTGCTCCCCGTGCCGCGGGGACTACGAGAACAACATCCAGCGGGCCAAGGAGTTCAGCCGGGCCGCCGTGGAGCGCGGCTGCATCCCTATCACCCCGCACATCTACCTCACGCAGTTCATGGACGACACCGTCCCGGCCGAGCGCGAGCTGGGCCTGAGCATCGGCCGCGAGCTGGTGCTCATGTGCGACGAGCTGTGGGCCTTCGGCCTCGACTGCCCGACCGCCGGCATGGCCGCCGAGATCGAGCTGGCCCGGGAGCACGGGATCCCCGTGCTCAACGGCTTCAAGGCCATCAGCGAGATCCCCGAGGCCGAGAAGCAGGACGAGGATCCGCAGGACGCCGGCAGCGTCATCATCCGGGTGCCGGCCTTCCGGGCGATGGCCCGCTGCAACGAGCATCTCAACCACGGGCCCATCAGCATCGAGGTGGACGGCCGTATCATCATCGACCTCGCCAAGCGCCTGAAGGAAAACCCGGGCAGCCGGCTCGAGATCGGCGGGTGATCGCCATGGCAGACAACCCCAAGAAAAACGCCGAGGGCTACAATGACCCGACGCCCTACGAGGCCGAGAAGCACATCCGGGCGCAGATCCGCGGCAAACAGGCCCGGCTCGCCGGCAGCTACTTCGAGGCGATGATCTCCGGCTCCTGCGACTACTACCTCGACCGGGGGCTCGCCAAGATTGAAAAGACGCCGGAGCCCATGAAACCGCTCGGGCCGAAAAACTACAAGGGCCAGTTCCTCGCCTGCTACACCAAGCAGGCCCAGCCGGACTACAAGGGCACCCTCAAGGGCGGCCGGGCCGTCGTGTTCGAGGCCAAGCACACCGACGACGACCGCATCGAGCACAACCGCCTGACCAAGGAGCAGCGGGACGACCTCGAACACCACCACAAGCTCGGCGCCGTCGCCTTCGTCCTCGTGTCCATGAGCCTGACCGAGTGCTTCCGCGTCCCGTGGCCCGTCTGGCGGGATATGGCCGCCACCTACGGCCGCAAGTACATGACCCGCGACGAGCTGCTGCCCTACAAGGTGCCGGTCGTGGCCGGCTTCGTGAAGTTCCTCGACAAGCTGCCGCCGGAGGCCATCACCGTGAAAGACCTGAGCCCCGAGGAGCTCGAGCGCCTGAAGCAGATGATCCGAGAGCAGCCGAGCACCATCATCGTCGGGGAGGTGAAACCGTGATCCCGTTTCCGAATAAAAAATACAACATAATTTACGCCGACCCGCCGTGGTCGTACAGCGACAGCGGATGCGCTGGAGCGGCTGCGGCACAATACAGCACCATGAAGATCGACGAGCTCAAGAAGCTCCCGGTCAATCCTGCGGGGGGGGGTATAGCTGCTGATAACTGCGTCCTCTTTATGTGGGCGACCTACCCGAAGATGCAGGAAGCTCTCGACCTGATCGAGGCATGGGGCTTCACCTACAAAAGCATCGCCTTCCAATGGGTAAAGCAAAACCGCAGCGGCAACGGCTTCTTTTTCGGCCTCGGTCGATGGACTCGAGGTAACTCAGAGCCGTGCCTGATCGCGGTCAAGGGAAAACCGAAACGCATCAGCGCCAGTGTCGGGCAGCTCGTTTTCTCCCCCTTGCGCAAGCACAGCCAAAAGCCGCCAGAAGTTCGAGACAAGATCGTCGAGCTGATGGGCGACCTGCCCCGGATCGAGCTTTTCGCCAGAGAGGCGGCTCCCGGATGGGACGCATGGGGAGACGAAGCCCCGGCACCCGACGCCAGAAAGGAGGAAACCGATGGACAGAACGACCCGGGAGACCCGGCGCCAGAGCTATGACGCCGTCCTCCCAAAGAGGGAGAAACGCTGCCGGCTGATCCTCGAGACCCTCGGGGCCCGGGAGATGACCGCCAGCGAGATCACCGAGGAGCTCGTCGCCGCCGGCGAGATCCCGTACTTCAACCGCAACTATGTGGCCCCACGCCTCACCGAGATGAAGCAGATGGGGATCCTCAAGACGGTCGGCCGCAGGAAGGCCACCCGCTCGGACGCCACCGAGGCCGTGTGGGCCCGGGTGCATACCGCAGCGGCAGACCAGACCGCGGCCGCGCCGGCCGACAATCCCGCTACCGGGCCGGAGCAGATGACGCTCCTCGGCCCCGGGGCCTGACAGAAAGGAGAGCAACCCCATGAACGAAAACCGCGACAGCATCATGCGCATGGCCCACGGCGCCTTCGAGGAGCGCGTCGACTATGAGATGGACAAGGTGATCCAGAACATCCTCGACCCCAACACCAAGGCCACCGCCAAGCGCAAGATCACCCTCACCATCGAGCTGACGCCCGACGACGGCGCCGGCAGATCCAAGTCTCGGTGACGGCCAAGAGCACCCTCGCCGCCACCAACCCGGTCGCCACCTCGCTCTATGTCACCGGCGACGGCAACGGCGAGCTCGTCGTGGCCGAGATGGTGCCGCAGGTGCCCGGGCAGATGAACATGGACGGCACGCAGCAGGAAGCCCCGAAGCTCCTGAAGCTCGTCCAGCACGGATAAACACCCACAACACAGAACAAGGAGGACAACACAATGCTCGCAAAAATGATCGACAAAATCGTCAGCCTGAAGGAGACCAAGATCTTCGAGATCGGCGGCCAGACCTACGCCGACGCATCCCTCACCCGCATCCCGCCGCACGTCGACCGCCCTGACTGCATCAGCGTCAGCGGACTCGATAGCATCTGCAAACTGATCCGCACCGAGCTCGAGAAGGTCGGCACGACCATCATGGTGC